CTTCCGAAAGGCTGTCGATGTCCAGTGCGGAATTATTGCAGGCAGCGGCAAACACATCGGCATAATTTGCAGCATCGTCAAAAGAGCCGTGAAATCCGTTGATTGTGGCGACAAGTCCTGCCGAAACCGTGTCCAGACTTCCGCCTTCGCCTGCCGCCAGATTCATGGAAGGAGCAAGAGCAGCAGCGGCTTCTTCCGCTGTTAATCCTGCACGGGCAAAATTCAAGGTTGCAGTCGCTGCGTCGTTCATTCCAAAAGTGGAATTTGATGCGGCATCTTTCATCGCTTTATCAAGCAAATCTGCCTGTTCTTCGGTGTTTTTCATCGTGGCATTGGTTAGCTGCATGATCTTGTCCACTTCGGCAAATTTGACGGATGCGGTTGTTCCCAACGCCGCTACGCCTGCGGTGATCGGCAGCAATTTTTCTCCTGCACCGGAGATCTTGCCTCCGGCTTTTTCCAATACTTCGCCTGCCTCACCGATTTTCACAAGGGCAACTCTTGAATTATTAGCCTCACGCTGTAAATTCTGCAAATCCTGCTGCGTTTCGATAATTTCACGTTGCAATGAGTCGTATTGTTCAGGAGAAATTGGATTACCAAATTCATCGGACACATCTTTTGCGGACTGTTTCAGAGATGCTAATTCATCGGAGGTATCCTTGATCTCACTCTGCAAGGCATCATATTTTTCCTGCGATATTTCGCCTTTTGCAAGCTGTTCATCGGCAGTTTTTGATTGCTCTTTGAGATCTTTCAGTTTGGTTTCTGTTTCACTGATTTTTTGCTTGATAGGATCGTATTTTGCTTTCCATGCATCGTAGTTGTCCTTGGTTTTTGCTGCATCTTCACTTGCTTTTTTAAGGGTTTCCAGCTTGCCGGTTGTCGAGGAAACAGCATCGGCTAACAGTTTTTGTTTCTGGGAAAGCAATTCTGTATTGGTCGGGTCGAGTTTCAGCAGCTTTTCTACGTCTTTTAGCTGTGACTGGGTGTTTTTGATGTTTTTATTGACACTTTCGAGGGCTTTGGAAAGACCAGTTGTATCGCCATTAACCTCAACGGTAATTCCCTTTATTCTGTTTGCCATGCGAATCACCTCACTCTCAATTTACTAGTCTACATACTTAAAATGCCAACCACCTGTGTGACTATTGCGACCTTCACATACACTGTAGATTCCGGCTGCATTCAAATTTAACGCTCTCGCTGCATGATGTGCTGTTTCAAAAAACTCTCCTGTTTCTATACACATGACGGGTTTTCTTGGAAGACCGCATATTCTTTTCAGAACTCTTCGGCTGTGAAGCTGATTCTCCGAGTTTGTACACCACTCCAAATTTGATGCGCAGTTATTTTTCTTATTCCCATCAATATGGTTCACTTGCGGAAGATTATCAATATTTGGAACAAATAAACTGGCTATAATCCTGTGAACTAGCGGTTCACATTTCTTACCTTTTTTGTGAGTTTTACATGTGTATAGCCGTTAGTCACCACACGGCATTTCATAAACTGAGATTTATGAAATGTTTTAGATCCCCATCGATTACGTGTATATCTGTCAACACTTCTGATTCTCCCTAAATTACTGGCTTCATAATATCCTTCATATCCGGGTATTGGTTTCCAGATTTTATCCATAGCAACACCCCACTTTCAAAAAATCGAACGATTTACTTGACATTTTCGTTCGATCATGGTATAATATAATCAGTAAAAGACGGGAGGTGTGATATATGTCAATTACTGCAACAGAGTTCAAAATGAATCTTGGAAAATATCTGATGCTTTCTCAGACAGAGGACATCTATATTACAAAAAATGGAAAAGTTGTTGCAAAACTTACAAATCCGAATCAGGACAGAGTTGATATTGCAAAGTCACTTTTTGGCATTATTCCTCATGATATGACATTGGAAGAAGCACAAGAGGAAAGAAGAAATAACATATGAGAATTCTGATCGATACCTGCATCGTGATCGATGCATTACAAAACCGTGAACCGTTCAATAAAAATGCACAGAATATTTTCCTGCTGGCTGCCAACAGGAAGTTTGACGGCTTTATGACAGCAAAATCCGTTACAGACATTTATTATCTGACACATCGTCTTACGCATAATGATAAGACGACAAGAGGTATTTTGAGCCGCTTATTCAAGTTGTTTGACCTTGCAGATACAGCAGGAACGGACTGCAAATACGCACTTTCATCAGAGGTAGCTGATTATGAGGATGCTGTTATGATTGAAACTGCACTTCGCACACAGATGGATGCTATCGTGACAAGGAATACAAAGGATTATTCAAAATCAGTTGTTCCTGTTCTTACACCCGACGAATTGATTCAGAAAACTGCCGAAGAAGAAAATGAATAATATGAGAATCCCGCCGTAAAAAGCGGGATTTTCAGCGTTAAAATGCATCAAAATCAGCCTGAGTAGGTTGATAAGGATACTTAAAATCATCATTTTCCTTTTCCGTGAACATATCATTGATCAAACCAATCGTCAGCAAATCCAGCTCTGAAAGCGAAATACCCAATTCCACACATCTCAGCAGAAACAGCGGACTTGTCATTTCTCGGTCAGTTTGGCGATGTTTTTTTTAGACTTGACCTGCGTCGCTGTATTCAGCCCCCAGAGTTCGATCAATTGAGGCAAAATTTCATAAATCGAAAACGTGTTGAACTGTTCCAGAAAATCATCGGGATTATCCGGAACATTCACCGGATCAGCGTGCTTTGCCATGATATATGCCACGTTTTCGAATACCTCGAGGCTCTCAATATCCAGCGTAGATTCGCCCTCATCGCTGTCCTTGACGTTCTTCTGTAACGCTGCAAAATCCTTGTAAATATCACGTGCAAATTTCAGACGATAAAGGCGAGGCACAGCCGCACTCGCCTTAAATGGTACTTCGATTCCGTCAATTGTAATAGTTTTCTTGATAGCCATAATCTTACTCCTTTACGATGCAGATGTGTTTTTGGCGGACTTTGTCGAGGTTGTTGTCACGGGGATATACACGCTCTTGTACCAGTTGTTGTAGGTAGTTTCGTCCGTATTTTCGCAGGTTTTGGACTTGACCAGACCGTCAGGCAATGCCGTTGCTTTCAGAGACAGCGTTTCCGTTTTGACCTCTGTTTCTTCCTCTGTAGTAGCACTTTCCGTTGCAGGGCGGCTTGCAGAACAGCGATACAGCACATGGCGGATGTGATTTTTGTCACCGCAAAATTCAAAGAGCAGTGCGAATTCTTCCAGTTCTGCATCATTTCTTTCCACGAGAACACCGTTGTTATCCAGTTTTTCGCCGAGAATTTCGGTGGCAAAATCCGTGGTGACAAGTGCAATCTCGAGGTCACCTTCATACCCGGAATTGTTGTTGATAACGTAATAAACTCCGTTATCGGCATAGAAATTGTCCGCACCGCCGCTTGCATCAATGGACAGCGATACCGCACCAGGGATTCTCACAGGCGTTGCAAATGTGGGAACACCGTCATCCGTCCACGCCGTGATTTTTGCATAATGGACTTTATTCAGTCCGAATTTCACTTTGTTTTTCTTCAGAGCCATGCTCATACCTCCGTTTCATAAAGCACTTCGTAGAGCTTTTCAGACTCTATCCATGTTTCCGTTTTGTTGTAAAAAAGATGATGATGCCTTAGAACAGCCTCAATTTCCTCCTCTGTTTCGGGAGATTTTTCATCGGTGTATAACTCAATATCCAGTTTTTTAAAGCTGTGATACATGATATTATCCGCCGAAAAAGTATGCTCCCCCGGTGACAGAAAAATCAGAAAAGGCGGCTTTGGACTTTCGCCCTCAGAAAAGTGATGATAGGCGAAAGGCAGCCCCATTTCCAGCATCATTTCGTTGATTTCTTCATAACTCATTTCAGTTCCTTTCTGATTAAGGATTCCAATAAATCCGCACCGTTTTCTTCGGCAGGAGCGATATGCGGTTTTCCCTCAACTCGACCACCATTTCGCTTTGCATGACCATGTTCCAAGAGATGTGCAATCTGGTAGCGGTTTTTGCTGTGGACGGTCATTTCCAAACTGTGACTGTTTTCCTTAGTTTTCTTAGTTGTCCAGCTTTTCGCATATCTACCTGTGCGTTCTGGAGCATTTTCGGAGATTTCTTTTTTGACAGAAGTTGCAGTCTTGCGGACTGCCTTTTTCATTGCCGTATCTGCCAATTCAGAATACTCACGCAGACCATCCATGACAAGGTCTGCTAAATCGTCAACAGAAGCCATCACAATCACCGGCTTTCCTTGTTCCGGCAGTAATCTTCATATAGTCGAGTGATTTATAATTCGGCAAAATACTGTCGATATTGTAGGTCAGCCCTCGGAATGAGATCTTATGCGTAGTCAGATTTACACGCATGGTATCGGGAGTCTGCCTGACCGTAAATTCCAGCGACAGCACTTCCTCTGTCACGCCAGCCTCAGTTGTCTCCTTAGAACTTTTCACAGAAACGGCAGCCCAGCAGGAAAATACCTCATCCCACTGGGTTTTGTGATTGCCGATGCTGTCAATTTTGGTGCGATGCTCCAGAAAGGCGATCCGCTGATTTAATCTCCCGATTTCCATCACACAACACCTTCTCTCTGTGCGAAAAGCAGTGACCGGAGTGTAAGTGTTAATGCGTGATAATCCGCTGTATTGCGGTTCTCATAAAGATAAGAAACCGTGTACAGCATTGCCTGCCGGGAAGTTTCCTCATTCTCAGCTAACTGCTTTTCATCCATTCTGCCAACATCCATTACAAGCCGCTGTGCGGTATCGATCAGAGTGAGGATGAGCTTGTCATCCTCACAGTGGTCAATACGGAGATAATTTTTTGTTTCGGGCAGTGAAATTAAATTCATGACTGACCTCCGATTAGCCCGTAGTTGTACCACCAGTTGTTGCCTTATTTCCTGCCATTTTCAGCACCTTCACAGATTCCGGAAGAATCAGTCTGCCGTCCACACGCTGGGTGGTCATAAAGCCCACCTGATCGGTGCGTGCATACAGCTCATTCAGGCGGCGGAACGTGCGGTTCTGACGGTCAGCAACCCAATAATTCTTCATATCGCCGAACAGCAGAACTTTCTCGCCCTTGCTGATTCCGGGCATGAAAGAGCTTGTGCGGATCGGTCTGCCAAGGAGAGTGTCAGGCTTGGCGATGTCGAGGCTGGGTTTCCATAAATATTGCTCGTTCTTGTCCTTCAGCTTCATAAGCTGGAGGAGAATCGTCTCGTTGCAGACAAACTGGGCGTTGCGGCGGTAGGGAGATTTCAGGCTGTAGTAAAGGTCGAAAATCTCGTCAAAGGTGATCGCTGTCTGGGATGCAGAAGTCACGCCGATTTCCGCACCGCCTGTATCCGCAAGGATGCCGAGGGGCTTTTTGTCGCCGTCACCTGTGAAAAACGCACGCTCCTCCGCATTGCCCATAGCTACGCCAAAACGAGTAGCGATATACGATGCGAGATCAAAAGCGGAGTCGTGCAGAAGTTCATTGCTGATCTTGATCATCGTTCCAAGCTTGTAGGCGGAAAGAGTGGTCTGTCCAAATCTGGTATCAGTTTCGGGAATTTCCTCGCCTTCATCGATCCACTGTGCCTCCATTGTGTCAGTCGCAATGGGAATTTTGCGAGTGCCGGAATTGGTTTTGATGACCGTTGCCATCTGGCGGAAAATGTTGTTTTCCTCCAGCGACTGCACAAGACGGCGTTCAAACTCAGACGGTACTGTAAATCCGCCCTCGGTATCCTCGCCCACAGAAAGGGCATTGCGGACGGCGAACTGATCGCCCTTGTTGCGGATCATATCCCAGAAAGCAGTGCTGTATTCAGTAGTTGCAGTCGGCTCTGAATCCGCCTTATTTCGGTCATTTGGAGTATTGGTGACAGGCTTGGAAGTCGGTGCGGAGAGTGCGGCATCGAAAGCCGCCTGCTGCTCCAGACGCTCGATTTCCGTTCCCAGTGCCTGCACATCCGCCGCCATTTTGTTGTACTGCTCCACGGCAGAAGTCTCCACGAGACCGTTCTCGCCGCGGTGCTTTTCAAGGAAATCCTTTGTCTGCTCCCACAGGGCGTTGCGTTTGCTGCGAAGTTCCATAATTTTGCTCATAGTTTTTCTCCATTTCTCCGGAAAAATCCGGTGCTGCATAAAAATACAGCGTGCTTATTTCAGAAAAGCAAGCTGCTGTTTCAAGATCTCATACGGCATTGCGCCGTCTTTGGTTTTGCCGTTCATGCCGATCACAGGCGCGATATTCAGCCCTTTCTCGGAAGATTTCGGTGTGTCAGGTGATTTGCCATCACTGCCGCTTTCGTCCGGATTTTCGCAGGACACCGTGATCTTTCCCAAGATGGTCTGTCCCATGATACGGGTGCTGTAAGACCAGTCAGAATCCAGCTTGAACGGCTTCTTTTCGGGCTTTTTCTCCTCTTCATCGGGATCGTATTCACCGCCTTCCTCGTCGGGATCATCAGGCTTATCCTCATCCGGATCATCAGTTTTTTTCTCGTCCGGCTCATCTTCCTCCTTCTCCGGCTCAAGATGTTCCGGTTTCTTTTCATCAAAGAGAATTTCGTCTGCAAAGCCCAATTCTACGGCTTTTTTGGCATTCATCCACGTTTCATCGCTCATAAGCTTTGAGATCTTGCTGCGTGACAGTCCCGTCTTTGCAGCGTATGCGTTGATGATGCTCTCCTTGACCTCGTTCAGCGTTGTGATGGCTTTTTCCATGTCCTTGGTGTTGCCCATTGCAATCGTAGACGGATCGTGGACAAAAAGTAAAGCTGTCGGCGACATCTGCACCACATCGCCTGCCATCGCAATGACCGTAGCAGCAGATGCCGCAATGCTTGCGATTCTCACCCTTACATTGTGCGGATAATCCCGAATCATCGTGTAAATTTCGGCTGCGGCGAACACGTTTCCGCCTGGGCTATTGACCCAAAGCGTGATGTCTCCATCCTCAGAATACAGCTCATCACGGAAATTTTTAGGGGTAATTTCATCTCCCCAGTACGACTCCGAGTCGATAGGCCCTTCAAGGCGAAGAACTCTTCCGCCGCTGTCATCGTGAATCCAGTTCCAAAATTTCTGCATAATATTTCCTCCATTAGTCTTTATTCTCTGACGTATTATCGGTATTTTCCGGCTGATTTAATCCATAGGCAGCACCTGCATTTTGCAGCTTATTATACGAACCGTTGAGGTAGAAATCATCCCCACCCAGATCGTGGGGAATGAGATCCATATTTTCGAGTCTACGCACATCATTTGGCGAAAAGAAGCCGTTTCCTACGCCAATCGCATAAGCATTCATACGAGACTGATAATCACCACGCATCAGTCCGTCTACGTTAAATTTCGGAAAATACACATCCTGTTCTTCCTCAAGCAAAAGGTCTTTGATGATGCCTTTTTCAATGCGGATGATCCAAGGCATCAGCGAATACTGCACGAACGCAATGCCTTGATGCTCGATATTGTTAAAAGTACTGCGTTTTAGATCCTGCACCAGATGGGGCGGCACTTGGAACATCCGGCAGATTTCCTCCACATCAAATTCACGGGTAGACAAAAACTGCGAATCTTCGGGCGGAAGTGAGATTGGTTTGTAGGACATGCCCTCCTCTAAAACTGCGATGCGATGGGCATTTCTTGCCCCGCCGTAAACTTTCGTCCAGTTCTCCCTGATTTTTTCGGGATTTTTGAGAACTCCCGGATGCTCTAAAACTCCGGCAGGCTGCGCGCCATTTTTGAAAAAAGCGTTGCCGTATCGTTCCACAGCGATTGCCGCACCGAGAGCATTTTTCATCATTGCAATGGGTGAAAATCCGACGATTCCATTGAACCCAAGACCGGGAATGTGTAGGATTTCGTCCCTGCGAAAAATAATATCCTTGTCATGCTCGCCGGGCTTTTCATCAGTGTATGCGTGATAAATATAGATCAGATTTCCGCTTTTGTCGCGGTCGATCTCCATATTTTCAGGCAGCAGCGGATACAGTCCGAGAACTTCATTTTTGCCGTCACGGACGATTTGGGCATAGGCGTTTCCCCACAACAAAAGATGACACATGAGAGCCTCCCAGAACGAAAACGACGACATTTCGGGATTCGGCTGTCGGTAAAGGATTTTGTAAAGCGGATGATCGGTCGCTAACTCCTTATCTTCGCACTTTCCGGTGTATTTATAAAGGTGCAGGGGAAGTCCCGCAATCGTATTGGAAAGCAGGCGGACACAGGCGTAAACGGTAACTATCTGCATTGCCGTTCGCTCATCCACACGTTCTCCGCTGTGTGTCATACCAAAAACAAACAGATTTCCTGAGTCGCGGACATTGTCCGAAATATCGGGAATTTTCGGTGCGTCTCGCGGCTTGTTAAAACCGAATCGACTCATAAAGCCCATAGTATCGACCTCCTTACAGTACGATCAAGTCGTGATCTGGTTCATCATAAACGCTGCCCTGCATCTCATGGCGGATACAGCGGTCGAGAGCCATGATCCATGCCACGATACCGTCAATTTTTTCAGTTGACTTTTTCTTGCTTGGCTTGATATTTTCCGCCGCATCAATTTCAGCGACCACGTTGCCCGCCATCCACCGTAGAACAGGATTGCCGCCGTGAATGAATTTTCCTTCCAACAGGAGCTTGTACAATTCCTTCATCGGAGGACTTTGATCCTTAAATCCCATGCCAATCGGCACGACTGTAAATCCATCGCCGATCAGGTCAGTAATAAGCTGTGTGGCGTTCCAGCGGTCGGCGGCAATTTCCTTGATGTTATACATCGTGTGAAGCTCATTGATCGTTTTCCGCACGAAATTGTAATCCACCACATTGCCCTCGGTGACGTGGAAAAGCCCCTGACGTTCCCATACATCATAAGGTACATGGTCACGGCGGACACGGAGATCGAGCGTTTCCCTCGGCAGCCAGAAGTGCGGGACAACGATATATTTTTCGTTTTCATTTCGTGGCGGAAACACCAGAACAAAAGCTGTAATATCCGAAGTGCTGGACAGGTCAAGTCCTGCATAGCATTCATGTCCACGGAGTTTTTCAAGGTCTATCGGTAGATTTCCCTTGTCGTAGATATGCTCCGGGATCCATGCAACTGCACTGCCTACCCACTGGTTGAGACGAAGCTGACGGAACACATTTTCTTCCGCAGGATTTGTCAGTGCCTCACGGTGTGCATCACGAACTCTGTCTATTGTAATGGTGTATCCAAGCGAGGGATTCGCCTTGTACCACGATTCTTCGGCGTTCCAGTCGTCATTGTCATCCAATCCGTAGATCACGGGGTAAAATGATGGATCAATGCGTCGTCCATCGAGAATATCTTTCGCTTTCGTGTGGTATTCGTAGCAGATGGAATTTCTATCTGTTCCTGCGGTTGTGATTAGGAAGTACAGCGGCTGCGTTCTTGCATCACCGGAGCCTTTTGTGAGGACATCCACCAGATTCCGATTTGGTTGAGCATGAAGTTCATCCAGCACCAGCCCTGATACGTTCAGACCATGTTTTGTACCAACTTCCGCCGAAAGTACCTGATAAAATCCCACATTGCTGTAATTCACCAGTCGCTTTGTCGCTGCCATAATTTTGGAGCGTTTCATGAGTGCCGGTGTCATTTCCACCATGCGCTTGGCTACATCAAAAACAATAGATGCCTGCCCACGGTCTGCCGCCGCACCGTAGACCTCGGCGGAAGGCTCGTTGTCGGCGTAGAGCAGATACAGGGCGATGGCTGCGGCGAGTTCGCTTTTCCCGTTCTTCTTTGGAATTTCAACATAAGCCGTCCGAAATTGCCGTGTACCGTCCTCACGAACGACACCGAAAATATCCCGCACAATGCGCTCTTGCCAAGGCAATAACCAGAACGGTTTGCCCGCCCAGCGACCTTTCGTGTGACACAAGTTTTCGATAAAACGCACAGCCCTGTCCGCCTTCGCTGCATCGTAATGGGAATCGGGGAGCATAAACCGTGACGGCTTGTAATCCGCTAATTTTGGGTAATTTTTAGGTCTTTCCCTTGCTTTTGCTGTTCTTGCCATCATCCACCTCCCAGAAGTTCATCCATATCGTCAACGGCAGCGTTTTTCATATCTGCACCTGCCGTGATTCTGCTTCTTGCCGCCGGAGTTAAACCGAACTGCTCTGCGATCTTGTTCATGATTTTCAAGTATGTCTGTGCAATAGATACTTGGGGAACTTGCTGCCAGTATCCGGACTTCGTTTTTACGATCGTGCCGTGCTGTGTCATGAATTCCTCGGCTTCTTTCCACCGGGCATATGCCTGACAGTACGATGCGAATGCCGCCTGATCGACCTCTGTCAGCACACCGATCTGTTCAAGCTGTTTCGACAGCCTGCGCCATTCCTTTTTCGCTTCCGGTTCAAGCCATTTTGGGCATGGCGGAGCTTTTCTCACGGGCTTGGGTTCTGCCTCATTCAGCGGACGCTTGCCCGGATTGCCTTCCAGCTCTTTGATCGCTGTCGGCTTTGGTTTTCTGCCTCTCTGAGCCATCCGCATCATCTCCTTTCGTAAAATTTGAAAAATAAAAAAGACCTGCAAAGCAAGTCTGAAACAGTTATTATGAATGCCCTTTGGGACGACTTTTTATGGAGATCGATCTTCCATTTTACCCAATGATACCATAGAAAAGCAAGTCAGTCAAGTAATTTTGAAATCATAATTTACACAAATATAAAGGGCTGGAATTGTACATTTTATGGCGGTTTACGGTATCCGTACAACGAGCGAAAAGCCCCGCAGGGCTGTCGCTTTTTGGCTTGGCTCAGGCAATCTCGCCGTCCTCAGCAAGTTCATCGTAGACCTCCTCAAGAATACTTTCCAGTTCATCCCAGGAGTCGCAAATCCATCTCGGCCCGCCGCAGGGGTTTTCGATTTCGCTGAGGAGGCGGCTCTCGTCGGTAATTACCAGACGGTCTTTGTACTCAAAAATGAATGCCGCACTCTCAAAGTATTCCCAGCAGGCTTTTGCCTTGTCGGAAAATCCATTCGGCAGTGCAAGCTCAACTGCTGATCTTTCGTTTTCGTGGTCGTTCATGTCCGTTGGTCTGTAGCCTATGATCATGTGTGCGTCAGGTCTTAAGAATTTCATTTGTTTTTCCTCCAAAAAGTTTATTTTTCGCTTAGGCTTTTCCCTTGCGTTGTACCTATATTACCATACTGTTCAGCACTTAGCATGCGGCTAAAACTACAGAAAAATAGGGGAAAAACGGCAATCCTAATTGTGTAATGTACACCGTCAAGCAAGACTTCCACATAACCCCAAATTTGCCCTTGTTTGCCGCCGATTCCCTCAAGGGCAAACTATGCAAAGAAAAGGGAATCGGTAAACACAAGGGGAAGAGGGCGTATTTCAGCCCCTCTTTTTCTTAGTCGTTCAGATGCTCGAAGCACCATTTCATTGCGTCGCCGCCGTCGTCAAAAGGCGTAGGGCTTGTTGTTCTCAGGTTCAGTCTGCACTCGATGTAGCTCAGCCCGGTTTCTTCTTCATCCTCAATGAACTCGTAAGCCGCCGCCTCGAAGCCCTTGTATGTCAGTCCGCAGACCAGAACCCTTTCGCCGTACTTTAGCACCGCACCCTGTGTGCTGCATCCGTTCATTTCAAGATGCTCCATTGTTGTGATCTGTTCCCATTTCATAATCGTTTTCCTCCAATTTCGTTGTTTTCCGCAGGCTGTTTGCCTTTCGGTAGTATGTATGTTACCATACTTTTTCGCACTTATCAAGCGGCTAAACCTACAGAATAAAAACGGCGATTTTTCGCAAAATTTGTACATATTATGCCTTGCCGCAGGAGACGCACAGTTGCGCCGTGTGGGCGGCTTTTAACGCGGGGCAAGTGATCCGCAGAAAAGCCGTAAGCCTCCACACGAGCGAACGTGGCGCAAATGTGAGCGTCAGTCATCATCCTCATCGGGCGGATAACTCCAATCGAGGTGCTGTCCGCAATTGCATACTTTCAGATGCTCATAGTCCTTATGATAGCCGTCCTCCAGCCACTCACCAAGTTCGGTGCCGCAGCAGGGGCATTTCGAGATCGTCCAGTTTTCACGGATTACCCTTGTTGGTATCTGCTTTTTCATTGCGGCAATCGCCATCATCAGCGCCTCGGATGAACATTCAGCCTGCATTGCCTCAATTTCGGAAATTGCTTCTTCTGTTTTCATTATGTATCCCTCCTGTTACGGTCAAAGCATTATGCGGATGCCTTCGACCTCGTAGTCATCCATGACATGATATTCGGTGTCGTTGCGGGTAATGGTGTCAAGCCCATAAACCGTACAGCCGAGCCGTCTCATCTGATGCAGGGTTTCAATCAGAACTGTGGTTTTTGCTGTCACCACAATGGTTGTGACTTTTGCGATGCGAAGCGTATTGAGGAAGTCCTCCATATCGCCTTCATTCGGCAAGTCGGTCACCTCGTACTCGCTGCTGTTGTGGCGGCGGCTGTCCTTGTAGTTCCACAGTGCCTTTCGTGCGCCGAGGCTGTAGCCTGACTTTAGACCGTTGGTCTTGTTCTCGCTGATCTTGCGATCCATCTGTTCAAACGCGTAAATGATATCCATGTATTTACTCCTTTTCGGCATTGCCCTTCCGTATTTCAGGAAGGGCTGCGCTGTTCCGTTCGTTTACTTGCTCTTGCGACCGGCTTCATATGCATCCTTGAGGGCGGCTTCCAAGCCCCATACCGAAACCTCGATGAAGTCCTTGCTGTCGCAGTGGCGGGCTTCAAGGTCTCCGCGCTCGGCTACCGGAATCAGGTGTTTTGCGGCGATCTCGTAGATCTTCTTGTCGATGCCGGTCAGCGGATGCTCGGCTCTGAAAATCTCCTGCTCGGTCTTGGCGAGGGCTGCGTTGGTGTTCGCAAGCGCCTGCGCTCTGCTGATTCCGAAAAGTTCACGGCAGTCTGCTTCGGTCATTCCCTCAAGGGCGGCTTTGCCGTTCTGCAGCATCTTCAGCTTGTCAACTGCGGCTTTCATTTCCTTCTTTGTCATGGTGGTGTACCTCCGTTTTAATTGATTTTCCCTTTCGGTGATTACATGTTACCATGATCCACAGATTATATCAAGCGGCTAAAACTACAGAATATGGGCCTGCGGACAAAAAGTTGGACGTAAGGAGTGCACAAAACAATGTACAGTTACGAGCAACGAAAGAAAGCGATCAAGACATATCTGAAAACAC